AGATCTAGCTTATCAATTCCTTCATCTGATTTGAAATAAGATGCTAAAATATAAACAGGGTCTTCGCCAAATGGAATTTGTATTAATCTCTTTTTATTTTCGGGCAAATTAAAATATACATCCTTTTTTTGATTTTTGAATATCAATAATTTTTCATCAAAAAATGTTTGGATTGTAGAGTTTAATTGTAGTCCGGGGTCAGATACTGCACTTAAAAATTCTTTTGGATATTTTTTTGCATATATAAGTATATCTCTTTTTAATTCTGCACTAGACATTTGTGATACATTTCCAAACAGAATTACTTTTCCTAACATTTCAGTTTGTTCTAAAGTAAGTTCTTTAGCGGCTATCAATGCATCTACTTCAACATTTAAGTTTTCAACTTCAGTAGCTGCATCTTTTGCTAAGTCTACCTCTTCAAATTTAACGCCATTCATAGGATGGTAACTAAGAAATGTTTGTAATGCTTGATTTCTTTTTGATACTTGTAACAAGCCATTTTCAAACACAATGGGTCTAACTATTGCGTTTCCGTCTTGCTCTTCCTTGAAGGGACTTTGTTGATTTGTTGCGTACCTTAATTCTCTATTGGTTCCGTTCTCTTCGTCAAACCAAAGAAGTGGTCTACGCTTGGAACTTTTGGATGGTAACATGAAGCTCAAAGGAGCTGATTTTCTTGTGAGTCTATAGACTCGGTCTTTTATTTCTGCTTTTTTTTTCATTATATTAAATTTAAATTTTATTAAAAAAGATAAGGGAGCCCGAAGGCTCCCGTATCATTTAGAGTATGTATTATTCTTCAAATAATACAAAGTTGTTCGCACCCATTACACAAACACATCTTTCTGATAAGAAGTTAACCTTCATTTCATCAATGTCTGTAGTAGCTGCTCCACCTGCAGACCCTGTAATCCATGTCTTATATCTTCTGTCTTCAGTTTCTGAAGCTCGATATCTTACATGAAGGTAAGGTCTCTTAGCGTTTTTACCAAGAACTTGGTCATAAACACTTGTAGAACCTGCCGGTACTAATAAACCTGTGATTGCACCTGAACCCACAACTGCAGGGACACTTGATAAACCGCCTCTCATTGTTGGGTCATTTAGGTATTTCCAATCAGACTTGTAGAAGTCATAACCTCTACGGAATCCTGTGAAACCTAAATTTAACGCCATTTCCTCATCGTTGTCAAATAGTCCATAAGATGTACCACCTGCTCCATATGAGTTTTGAGCTGCTAACATATCGTCAATATCGAAACCGAATTGTCTGTTTAAGAAAATTACATTTTCCTCTATTGCACCTTGTTTATCTAATCTATCAATGACCGCATCGAAGTCTGCTAATGCATCAGGATTACCTCCTGTCCATAAGTTACCTCTTGTACCAACTGCGTGGAATACACCTTCTGAACCAATCAGTCCTGCAACTGCTGCTCCTGAAGCTGCCTCTGCAGGTACTGCTTCAATCATGGATGTTTCTAGGTAATCATCAAATCTTAGCCTTGTTTCGTGCTCAGACTTTAAATACCATAAATATCCTGAACCACCGTCTTCTGTTGAAATTTCAATCCAACCAATTTGAGCCATGTCAGAACCATTTACTAAGTAAGTGTCCTTTAGGATGATTGGGTTGTTTTCGAAGATGTAGTCATCGGATTGTAATGAACCTTGCATTCCTGCTGTTCCTTTTTCAAATTCTGAACCGTAAATGAAAACAGTAGTAGCTGCACCTGCACCTGCAATTTGACCTGCTGCTTCATAGTATGCTACATCGAATGTGCTGTTTGCTAAATCTACAGCAGTAACAACCGCTTTGTTTTCACCACCACCTGCATTGTCTGAGATTACAACTGTTTGACCTACTCTCACAGCGATACCGCCTTGTGCTGAGTATGGGTTTTCACCTGTAATTACAGTACCAACAGGGTTAGCTCCAATAGCTGAGTCATTAACTGTTAATGTAGCTGTGTTAACACCTGCACCTGAACCCGATGTTACATTTTCATATTTGATATGTAACCTTCCTTGTTCTGCCCATTTAATAAGGTCAGAGTTAGAAGGCATTTCTGCACCCACCATTTTAATAAATGATGAAAGTGTTCTGTTACCATACCTTTCAAATTCTTTTTCATATGTATCAGGAAGATACTGATTTAAGAAATCAAAGTTGGTAATATAATTAGTCGACAACGGAACTTGTTGAGCCGATGGCTGCAACGAGAACGTTGGACTTGCTGCAAAATTTCCTGCCATTTTTTTATATTTTAAAAATTAATAATTTACTTTTTACTTCTAATTTTGAGCCCCCTACCCTCACTTGGATTGAGTGCTCTAATTGTCATTCCATCCTTCTTTACAACTTGAGGAGCTGACCGTGTTGTCATATTGACATTTTTAATTTTCTTAGTCACATCCTCTGTTGCGTCAGCTTTGCCTTGCTCATAAAAGAACTTAGCAAACCTTTCAGGATTTCGTGCTACGGATATTGCCCTATGGTATCCTGATGCATCTTTAATTAATCCGGTTTCACTATCTAAATAAACCTCTGCTAATGCATTGGCTCCTGAGTTTACCTTTTTAATTCCCTCAACATCCTTAGAAGGTAGAAAAGTTATTACTTTGTCTTCTCCAACTTTAAAGTCAAAACCTTTGAACTCTGTGTCGAAAACCTCGTCAGTTTTTTTTAGAAACCAATCTCGTCTTCTCTTTATTTCTTCTTCATAGGTTTGAGCATCCTTAACATATTGGTCATAAGCTGCAAGTTGTTCTTCTTGCTCTTTAGAGATAGATGCCGTACTTGACTCAAGGGGCTCTTTGTACATCTCCTTTTGCTCTTCAAAAAACTTACGAGCTTTACCAATCTCTTTTTTAAACGCTAACTTCTTCTTTTTAATTACATTCTCTTCATCAACTTCACTATCGTAAGCAAAGTCTTCCATCATGTATTGAATATCTTCAGCATCTAAATCCTCTTCAGTTGCTTGGTAATATTCTCGCAGAAGCTGCGTTTCATCCATGTCTTTGAAGTTTCTGTTTAATTTAACATAGTCTTCAAATCCACGACCTGTCTTTTTCTTGTATTCCAAAAATGCCGAAACATCTTCAGGTAACTCCTGTGGTTTCTCTTTTTCAGCAAACAACTCATTTACTGAACTAACATCTTTGTCATAAGTATTCTTAATATATTTAAGAACATCTTCCTCTTTTAACTCTGAGGACTGAGTTATATTTTCTTGTGCTTCGCTTTCCGGCTGTACACTTTTTTGCTCTTGTGTGGGGGTGGTACTCTCATTGCTTGTATCCACTTGCTCCACGGGAGCACTTGTTTCTTTAACATCTTCAGAAGCTTTACTAATTACTTCCTCTTCTTTTTGAGATAAAGATTTTTCTTCCTTTACCCCAATGTCTTTTACTTTTATATCCATTGAATTAAATTTTAAACAAAGTTAATAAATATTTTTATGAATTTTTTTCAGCTATCTTGGGTCAAATTCAGCTAAGTCAAAACCATCTAAACTATCTTCATTCGACTCAAATCTTTGAGCAGGAAGATTATTTTTTCTCTGATTTATAAGTTGAGATTGTTCTGAGTTTTGTTGTGATATTCTTTGACTCTTAGCCTTTTCTCTTTGTGTTTCTCTTTGCTGTAAGGCAGTTTCTGAAATATTTCTAAGCTGTTGATTATATTGGAACTCTTCCGCCATCAATTGAGATTTCAACTGAGCTTCATTTTTCATCTTTTCAATTTCAAAAGCAATCTCTGCTTGTTTAATTTGCATCTTTTGTTGACCTTCAAGTTGCATTTTTTGCATTGCCGCTTGTGCTGCCATCTGCTGAGACTGCATATTAATCTGAGCTTGTTGCTGCTGCTTTTGCATTTCCATTTCATTTTCCTTTTCTTGCTTTTGTTTTCTTTTAAGTTTTAAAAGTTGATTAGCAAGTTTTATATTTTTAAGCTCTCTAATGTCAATTGCATCTTCTAAATTAATATCATTCTTTGACAAAGCCATTTGTATATTAGCTTCAAGTTTTGCTTTTTGCTCTTCATCAGGAGCTACATCTATAAAGATTCCAAAATCATATATATATAAGTCTTGTATATCATTTAAAATACTAACATTGAATTTACCTATTTTGTTTACAAAGTCATCTTTAAAATCTGAATACTCTAATATATCAGCAACCCTATAAGTCAAAGCTTCTGCCAATGTTCTATATATATAAAGGGCTCCATCAAGAATATGTCTTGTTGCGACATTTGAATTTAATGCTGCAAGTTTTTGTAAGCCAACCAAAGAATTAGGGTCAGGTGTACTACCATCTCTAGCTTCATTTAAGCCCGTTACTGTTCTAATCATGTTTAGATAGTGATTATAATTTGCAATAAGCATTTGAGTTTTACTCGCACCTGAGTTAGTGTTTATCTCTTTGATGGGTACTCTTGCTTGATTAAACTCTCCATCCTGCGTGTAACTCCTTCCAATGACACTACCTGTTTGAAAATACAAACGCAAAGCATCTTCAGGATTATAAGCATTGCCCGTGCCTAGGTCTACTTCGTTCAATCCATCCGCATCTATGAATACTCCATCAGGAACTACTCGGGCAATAACCTGCTGAAGCTTCAAGTGAGTTATTTGAATTAAATCAGCAAAAGGTATCATTCTTCTTACAAGAGACTCTACTACACCTTTATACATTCTAGGTGCTACAGCCACATAATTAGGTATGGCGTGTTGACTTGCAGATTTTGGTCTTACCATGTTATGAGCTAACTCCCATTTTAAAAGAATATTTGTACCCATAACCATAACTCCATCATACCAAACATCAATAGTTTTTTCTATTTTTTCAAACCTTCCCTCTTCCATTACGGTTTCCGGTGGATTAAATTGGTCATCCTTCTCAATAACCTTGCTCCCTCCGGTTTCCATTATTTTTTTCTTATATACAATCTTGTTTGTAGATTTATAGTTAAAATACAATAAAGTGCAGGTATCTCTATAAAACATATCGTTTTCGTAATATTGTGCGACATTATAATAATCATACCAATTTTGACTGTACTTACTAATCTCCTCTAGTTGTTCGTTTGTTAAACTTGGGTCTATCTTCAAAAGCTCTGTCATTGGTAGTGTTTTAATTTCTCCCCAATAGAAACAATCTTTAAAGTGAGGGTCTTCTGTATAACTATATACTATGTTAGCAGGGTCTACATAACTTACCTTAACTCCCGAACCCGGTAAAAACTCATGCTTTGCAACACTTATACCTAGTACGGTTAAATCATAGTCAAGTCTTTTTCTTAAATCTATATAATGGTTTTCTTCAAATATTGTGTTTATTGCTTCCTCTTCAGCAATCTCTATGGATGGTTTGTAGTTAAGTTGCATAAAAAGAGACAACTCTTCATCGCTATTGGGTAGTTCTTCCGGTGAAACAGTAAAGGGGTCAAGAGAAGACTTTTCTTTTATCTTGGTCAAAAATTCTTTAGAAACCATTTGGGCTTCTACCATGTCTTGATATTTACTTCTTTTAGCTTGTGACATAGCATCCTGTGCATAGGCACTAACCTTGAAGAGTCTGTCAGACATTCCATTGACTACGATATCTACAAACTTTGGTATTACAGGAACAGGTGTCCAATCTAAATTTAGATAAGATAAATCACCATCAATAGCTAATTCATCTTTGTATTTTCTAATTGATTGTTCTCCCCTTGCATATAATCGTAATCTATGAAACTGTCTAAATTGGTCGTAAAACCTACAGCTCATTCCATCCCTACGAAACCATTCGTATTGTATAGCTTGTCCTATTTTTAATCCATATTCGTCTGTAGCCTTTTCTGCGTCTGAAACAAATTGGTCAGGAAAAGCTGCGGACTTAATGTCTATTTTTACATCCTTCATCTAATTAATTCGCTTTTTATTCCCGTGTTTGTATACCTTGCAAAGTTAATCTTTATTTTTGACTCTTTTTTTACAGGAGTATAAAGATGTTTTTGATTAGCCATGATAGCTAAACCTGAACTTATAGAGGCATCATAACGGGTTCTGTTGTTAATATCAAATTTAGCCCAATCTAAAAGAGTACGATTAAAAGGCATCGTTCCCATTTCATCACTAGGTCTAAATACTTCTTCTGTATCTAATCCTATATATTTTTCTATATAAGATTCGATTGCTGCGGCATGAGCTCCT